AGCGTAATTGTCCTAGTTCCCGGCCCGCCGCCCGGAGGGAAAAGTCCACCCCACCCGTAAGCTTGATTTGCTGCACCGATATTATATCCAGATGTCGGGAATGGATATGGATCGGAAACCGCAATGATGTCTGTGTCATCTGAGAATTCAACCTCACCGGATCCATTCACGCTCGCGTAGAAAACCCCATCTTCAGCCAACCATGATTCGGATGCGTCTGGAAACATCCAACCATATGGGGTTGATCCCGGAACGACATTGTTCCGAATGAGGATGTTTCGACCTGACCCGCCAGCGAACCTTGGGGCGAATCTTGCGGTATTCGATACCGGATCCACTAATACAGCAGCGGTTTCCGTATTGCCGATATATTTGTAAAATGTCGTGGATTGTGAGATATCAATAACCGCGCCAGTTTCAGCAGTGACATTTCCAAATGCATCCTTGTTGGTTGAAAATTGGGCCATGACTTTTAGACGTAAACAATGTTATCTTGCGATGTCTTGCGTATCTTATCCACCAGCGTCCGATAATCATTCCGGGCCGGAGCACCGAGGTTAATTGTTGTTCTACCTGTTTCGATTTCTAGAGACTCACCAGACACCAATGCGCCCATGGTCGAGAATGCAGGGAGTGAGTTAATTATGTTAATCTTTCTCCCGACATAACGAGTCGCGCCAACATCTTCTTGTTCAAGCTGGATTGATCCTTCATACGGAACCCAGTTCTGTGTTGAACGAAGAAATTCAGCAAGTCCGGTGGGTGGGTTGATGAATGAGTAATCGGCGGGTTTGTAAACTGTCGTGGAGCTTGAACCACCGGGAGTTGCTATGACAGAGAATGAGAATGCTTTTTGATAATATTGTACATAATGGCAGGATGATTGAGTGCAAGTAAATCCTCCTTCTATATAAGAAAATCCTGCATCATCAAGATATCTCGGATATGGATTCATTGGGGTTCCATCACCTGTATCAATCACTCTTCGTATCCACATGAAACCAGAAACAATTGCATCAACAGTAGTTATACCAGTCCAATCAGCAGGGGTACCAGATGTAATAATAGAATACCCAGAGAGAGAGTTCCCTGACTTGTCTTTTATAGAATAACCACCAATATTAAATGTTTTAGTTATAGTATAACCTACAGGTGGCGATGGGCCTGACCTCTCTCTTGAATCAACCAGTGTAATTCTTTCTAAGTATATATTAACTGGCAGCCTACTAAGCCCAGCAGCCCTTGCTGCTGAAACGCAATCCGAGTCCAAGTCATGCACCAAATTAGAAATACTGCCACTTGTCATAATAGTCTGCGAGTCAAACAAATCATTCGGCAAGAATGTATCAAGCTCCGGGCCGGATATTGTTATGACTTGCCGTTTTGTTATATCTGTACCAGATAGATCAGATCCAGACTCCTGTGCATTAAATACAGTTGACCCAATTGTATTTCTCGTTACGGATGGAAGCGTCACCTGCTCAACTTCAAGCTCAATCATCGGGTTAATATCAATCGATGTGATCGGTGATGTGTCTTGATTGAATGTGGTTGTGGCGCATGTTGGCCTTCTAACAACCTTCAATGCTGGTGGATATACTGAATAATCAAAATATGTCATCGCATCTGGAACCAATCGCACAAGTTCGGCAATAACTTGACCGCATGTCGATTGATTCAATGTAATGCGCGGGAATGTGTGCATCGCTGCAACGGATGAACCTCCGCTAGTTGATGCAATCGGACATCCTATCTGATTTGCTCGATTGATCGCTTGTTCAATGCTAGTTTTTAATTGCTGACCAGATGAAGCTGTCCCGAAAACATATGAAATCCGCTCTCCAATTTTTCCTGATCCGTCCTGTATGTCTGATGTAAAAGGAACTTTCTCCAAGAACCACCATGGCCCAGATATAGTGACTTGATGCTCATGGGATCCATTTGAAATTACGCTGCGTATATTTGTGACCCATCCATAGAAGAAAATATCAAGCTCTCTATACAGAGTAATTTGCTGCCTTAATGTAGGAAGAGTTAATGCCGTGGATTGTATATTCTTTGGTTTTGATGGCTGAACAAGCGCATATTTTATAACTACAATTCCAGACGATCCGTTTGCGCCGATTCTGATTGTTGAACTCTTAAACGCCCCGGCCCCGCCACGCCCGGTATTTGGTATAACAGATCGATCAATAGAACCGCTTCCAGTAGCTAATGGATCCCTAACCCCACCACCAACTGAATATGTCACGGAAACCCCGGTCATGCTCGATGCCGTTCCGGCCCCGCCATTGGAAGTTACCGCGCTAACAGCAGTTCCAGCCGCACCCGCACCGCCGCCAGTGCCGGATGTAGTTGATGCCGATCCGCCGCCATTATTACCCTGACTAGAGGATCCAGCGCCACCTGCTCCGCCACATGTCCCGCCGCCGCCGGATCCACCTGTGCGACCAGTTACCGCAGTTGTTCCTGATACGCTTGCGCCACCTCCACCGCCGGTTGTCGTCACCAATGTGCCGATCGATGATCCGCCACCATTCGATGCGGAAGTCTGTGGAGCTAGTGCCATCCCCCCGGCTCCAACGCTAATAGCGTATGTGCCGGGGTTTATTGTCATTGTTCCGGTCTTGAATCCGCCAGCGCCACCGCCTCCACCGGATCTGTTCGAGGAATTTTCGCCACCGGATCCGCCGCCAGCAACAACTAGGTATTCAATAACACCCCCATTGGTCACAACCAAGCTGCCGGATGATAGAAATGTGTGTGTTCTAAATCCACCCGCATCGCTTGTGGTTCCACCAGTGGCTACAATATCCTCAAGTTTGTATTCAGCGACATTGATGTCGCTATCGAGCAATCCGGGTTTAACAGCCAGAACCTTTAGGGTTCTTGGTATGGAGAATGTCAAGTTTCCTCCATTTGCAACGGTTGGGCTTAAGGTATCCGGGTTTGTTCCATTTGTAGTGTAATGCAGCGTTGCGCCTGCGGTTTCGCATGAAACCGTGACAGTTAATGGAGATGAAATGCGAACAGATGAATCCGGCGTAATAGTAGGGGTAGCAACAAATGACTCCGTTGTAATGTCTTCAACAACAACATTAAATGTCAGTTGATCAGCATCAAGGCTCTTGAAGTCGAGCTTGGCAGAACTGATATTACGAAATGCCAAATCTGTTGGGTTTTCATTCCAACCCTGCCCCGCTTCGCCTGCTATTGTCCAATTTACTGGCATGGTGTTATCTTTGCGGCAATGCTAGGTTATTTACACGAGAGCGCAAGTCGGAGATAGCATTATTAGCAGTGCCTATCTTGCTTACCAATTCGTTATTTATGCGGATCAATTCCTGAAGCGTAGAGATAGATGTATTCTGCCCGGCCCTGAGTGTTCCCATTAGAGTATTAAGACTTGCTGCAACTTGCTGTTGCTCATTGGCAGTAATTTGACCATCTGCCGCCGCCTGTAGCAATTGATTCTTGGCGTTTTCCTGCGCCTGATTGATTGGCTCGAAACTCTCAATGGCGGCAGAGATAGCTTGAGCGGCTCCGCTCATTTGCTGGGATGCTGCCGTTATTGCTTGGGATTTCTCAGATAGTTTGTATTCTGATTCGATCTTTTCGATTTCGATCTTTGCACCCTCAACAGCCTGATCGACTTTGGCAGCTTGAGTATAAGATGCAGCAGTAAGCTCACCAATTCTTTGTGGTGCTTGATCGATGAAATCAAATAATCCAGAAATCTGCTTTTCTATTCCAGCAAGTTTTGATTCCGCTTGAGCTACTGCGGATGATTTAAACCCCTCACCCTCAACACCCGCTTTTATTAGTCTCTCATCTGATGCTCTAGAGATATTTAGTTGATTTGTTAAATCTTGCTGTTGCTGTTGTAGCCTAGCAATCCTAGCTTCTGCATCAGAAACTTCACGATCGAGATCATCTCTTTGACTCTTGATGTTGTTATATCTTGCGATTTCACCTTGAACCCCAGCCTCTACATCAGCGATTGCAGATTCTTTTTGCCTTTCCGCTGATTGTTTCCGTAGCTCATCTAATGCAGCTTCAGCATTTGTAATCTGCCCGATCTGCGCCAAATATCTAATGGCTTTTTCCGTTAGATCATCTTGCTTCTTAGCTAAATCCTCTTCGGTTTTGATCCTATTGTTTTTTACATCGATTAGGCCAAGTTCGCTTTCACGGAGGATGTTCGTTAATTGGGATTGCCTCTCAATTGAGCTAATCGCAGCCTTGGATTTCTCGCCGCCTTGAGCTTCATAAAGTTTTATTAACTTATCTTGGAACTCCTCTGTTGCTTCTGTGGTTTTTCTTAACGCCTCCTCTGCATCACCGGAGCCAGTTACTATCTCATAGGCGACTTTGGCAACAATTGCACCAACGGCAACGAAAGCCCCGATGATTGCCCCTTTTGGGCCGAATGCGCCAAGTAGTTGTGGAGCCTGTTGAGCGAATGCCGTAAATGCGCTGGTTCCCATGGAAACCTGAGTCGCAAAGTCTTGCACCTGATAGCCAGCCTGTGCTGCTAGGCTTCCAACATTGCCAGTAGCAGCAGCAGCTTGCGTATTAGCCGTAGCCAGCTTATCGATCGCAGCGGCAGCTTGCGTAGCCCCAGCCGTATTGGCCGTAGTGCTGATGTCAATGTTGACCTTTTTCGATGCCATATTATGGGGCGACTAATCGTCCGGTTACGGATGTGTTGAGCAGAACGGATGTGCCGATTTGCGATGCGGCAACGGATACATTTGCGTCATAAAATGTGATTTGTGACATTAGTGACCACGATCCAGTTGCTTGAGAATTTACCGATGTTGGATCATCAACAATGCCAACTGAAGTACCTTTATTTATAGCTATATTAAAAGTATTATCTTGCTCCGCAAATGAACTTCTTCTCGTCAGACTTATGTTAGTTCCTGTGCCTGATACACTAAAATATGACGCTATATTGTAATCTCTTGATAGCGCACTCCTAGCCTTTTCAGCCCAATCCGAAGCAGTATCCCCGGCTGCAACAGAAAAAGACACTGTATCTGGACTTCCGTCCATTCCATTATATGTAACAACAAGATTTGCAGTTCCTGCGGTTGTTACAGTTCCAACCGCAGTCGCCCTCTCAACCTGCCTATCTCTTATGCCGTTTCCATATCCAAATGGTTGGCATATTTTGAATGTGCAATCTGATTGATTTGAGAAATAACCCGGAAGCTTTAGCAGGAATTGAGTGACTTGCCTTTGGTAATCGCTGGAGGAAAAGTCCTTAAAATCAAGCCGGCTATCAAACGACACGGTCGCCATTGTGCCGGGACGCCAGAATTGACGCCCCCAAGTCCCGCCAACATAGGATACCGATTGGAATTGGCTGTCATACGAGATGCTGAGATTTGATGTCTCAGCCCCCGGGCCTTGATCCCATCCGGCAAGATCGATGATCTTATTGCCTATGAATGCAGCAGCGTACATTATGCGACAACGGCAACGGTGAACAATGCGGCAGGAACGCCAGATGCGAATGTTCGCTTCGCTGTCAAATTAAGTTGGCCAATTCTGTTTGAACTTGGGCTAAAGCCCTTTTCAACATCACCCACCTCAACGCCTAGGCAATCGAAATTAAGACCACCAACAGTAGTTGTACTAATATCAAGGGTAGAAGAAGCTAAGTTTTCTCCGGTATCGAGAGAACTAAAATATGTGTCAAAAGACTCACTATCGACTCCAACCGGAGTGCAACTAATGTTACAACCAATACTATTAAGCCTCATGTCAACAGTTCCGATTCCATCAACCATAACCGGATCCAGACCAAGATTGAATGAAACCTCGAATCCTGATACTGAATAGAATGTTAATGATGATCCAAGTCTTCCAGTATATGGCGCTGTTACCAATTTGTTGGCATCAAAATTAGTCCCAATTGATCCACCAGCCCCAACCGAATAATAATCCGCAAGCGCACTAGGATTTCCTCCCTTGTCAAGTATCCCCGTAAATTGAACCGGGCCGAATGCTGTATTATTAGAAGTAAAACGAATATTCGGCATTTGAGTGACTGCCGCATTATTTATAACATAAGTATGATCGGGTGCTGTAATTGTAAGAGATTTATCAGTTGTACCATAAATTGATGATCCCATTGCTAAATTACCATAAGGGAAAAGAACAGCGAATGACTCAATCTCACCGACTGGTTCAAATTCAATGATGACTTGAAAATCAGTTTTTGCCCTTGAAAGAAGACCGAATGCATCGGCAGCCTTATCAAATGTGGAATTAACCATTTTAAGAGTTACTCCATCTTTGCTATAAAATACCTGCGAGTCGTAAGTAATCTTACATGGGCCGCGAACAATGGTGGTGCGATCAAATGTTGCCATAATATATTATCTTTCTGGATCAGTATTGGTTAAACCGATTGGTATTGTGAATGTGATGACTTGCTGAAGCATCGACTCATTCGCCTGTTGAGACATTGAATCGAACAATAAAACCCCACCGGACAATGCAAGCCCATCGGCATCCAGCGGTTGGTGATGATGAATTAGTCTGCAAATCGCCTCAGCGATCTCTGTGCAGGATGGTTGGTGATTTCCACGTGATCGCCACAATGATGGAATCTCAGATATGGTGACTTTAAATGAGGAATTGTTAAGATATGGGCCGGGTGTATCCGGGGAGTCGGCATCTGCGGAATCGAAATTGATCAATACAAACGCGCCAGCGGTCTGCATTGCATTAAGAATGGATTTCTCCACATCCTTTTGATCCTCAACCAGAACAGGAATCTTCGGCACGGTGCGAAAATAATCATGATCCGCCAATCTCTTGGCTATGCTTTCCACAATCTGACGAATGATGCTCATGGTGAGGTGGAGAAATCCATAACCCGGGATCCTCCGTAGCGGAATGAGGAATTGCTGGAATATGAGAAAGAAGATGCCCCGGGATCGTCTGAATCGGCATCATTCTTGGCTAGGTCATCCAAGTAGTTTTCGGCTTCCTCAATGGATGATTTGCGGTCATCGCCATTGAATTCAGCCAAGGAAGGAAAAGCATCGGACAGCAAACGCCTTGCAAGCGCGTAGGCATGGCGCTGCGCCCCCGGTGGGACATAAACGCTAGAATTAACCACAGGCGGCAATCCTCGCTTCCTGCGCCCGGTATTGACCCGGCTGGCAATGTCCAATGCAACATGAGTCAGAACCTCCGTCACCTTTGCTTCAGGTGCGGCAGATTCAGCGAGCAATGCAGCGATCTCATCCGATCCAAGTCGGCCCTGCAATCCTGCGAATGTCAATTCAGCCCATGCCATATTATATTTAGAAAATTGCCGCTGATCCGAGGGAAATGAACAAACCCCAGACCAGCGGCACGATTAGCAACCCACTATTAAAACAGGAGCTTGGTCACAAAGGAACCACTAAAGGTTCCAGCAGTCGCATCCGATGTCTGTTCGACTCGCACATAGCGGCGGCAAGCCGGGCTAAGGCGAAAGCGAACCGACTTGGCGGCAACGCCAGATCCGGTAGCGGTTTGGGTGGTTGCGACTGCTGGATCAAGAGCGGCAAAGGTCACGCCATCAGCGCTGTCTTTGAAGGTGTAGGTAAGAACCTTAGTGCTGGTAATGCCAGATGCGGCTGGAGCAGATACTTCCACTACAACCTCTTCGATGTCACCAGCGAAAACCTGTTCAAGGTCAAAGACTGCGGAGTTAGCACCAGCTTGGGCGATTGCCACCGACGAGGTGTAGGTGGCATCTTGTTGATTGCGATTGAATTCAAAGGCCATTATCGTATTATCTATTTAGAGGTTAGGATTAGCTCAACGCCTCGTTATCAGCGATCGAGTCGGTGATGATGATCGGGATGCCGAACGATTCGGTTGGGACACCGGGGAGGATACCAGTAAAGGCTTCCTGCTTGGTGCTGGCGGTCATCGTGCGGCTCGTCTGAAGTTGGAATGCGGAACGGCGGCTCATCAAGAGATGGGTTGGGCGCTCACCAACTGGGAACTTGCTGAGAAGCTCAGCGATCTTGGCATCGGACACACCCTTGCCGGAGTCGGCGGTGCAATCCTTCAAGCGGCCAATCGCGTACTTGTTGACGCACTGAAGACCAACCCAAGCGGTAAGGTCAGCGATGTAAGCGGCAAAGCGATTACCGGATGCGTCTGTTGCGTCACCTTCGCGGAATGGCGAGAGGTCAAAGCTAGTGCCGTTGCCGTAGACATACTGAACGCCTTGAGCGCCAGCCTTGATAGCGTAAACAGAGGAACCAGTTCCAGAAGTCGTACCACCAGCATCAACCACAAGTTCGTCACCGAAAGTAGTGATGAATTCTTGGAGGCCGATGAATCCCTTTGCGCCTGCGCTGCGACCATAGATGGTTTGCGAGCCGACAGTCGAGAGAGCGGCACGCATGACGCCTGCGCCTTCGATTGCTTGGAGAGCTTCTGGGCCATCCTCGTAACCGCGAGCAACTGCCTTATCGACTTCGATGCGAGCGGAAAGAATGAATGCTTCAACGAGGCGCTCGGCAAAGTTGGATTTGGTTGCGGCAGTTCCTTCGTTAGCGGAACGGAATGCAACGGTTGGGCGCGAGTTGCGAACCACGGTTTTGTACGAGGTTCCGCGAATCGTGCGAGCGGGGATGGTCACAACTTCAGGAGAAGCGGTAGCCACTTCCTCGATCAGACCGACAACAGGATCAGCACCATTCAATTTGGCGAGATCGAGTAGCGTAGTGTTATTAGGCATATATTTGTGTTATTTGGATTGTTGTGCTTTAAATGCTGCCTCGACGCGAGCAAGCCCGGTCAGTTCAACAGCAGGGGTTTCTTCGATGCGACCAGCAAGGATCGTAGCTCCGTTAATGGCTTCATTGCCCGGAAGCGATGCGAGAACCTTGGCGGCTTTTTCATCAGCGAGAATTGCGGTTTTCCAGAACGATTTGGCATCCTCATCTTGAGGGGCGATGCGTCCGGCTTTGATTGCCTCATCGATTACGAGATCAGCGGAAGCCATGGCCTTGTCGCCCATTTGCTTCTTCATGTCTTCGTATTCCGATTTCAGCTTGGCGTATGCAGCTTCCATGTCAGCAAGTTTATCCTCGGCGGATTTCTTTTCGACATTGGCGGCTTCGACTTGTTCGGCCATCGATGCCGACTCACGGAGAGCGGCAAGATTTGCCTTGGCGGTTTCAAGGGCGGTATCGGGCGATTCGCTCGCCTCAACCAGACCCAGATCAATCAGTTGTTCGGTCATATCAATTTGTTCGTTGTGAGATGCGGCAATGCGCGGGATTTCCTCAAATGCTGGATCATTTACCAGAGAACCAATTTCACCGCGCTTTGCGAGGCCGATCGGAACGCCATCTTTGGAGAGAAGGAAAGTAGGGGAAAAATATGAGTAATCGCGGCCCTCAACGGCCTTGCGTCCGGCCTCAGTCCATTCGACATCCAGAACCAAGCCAACGCCATCTTCGTAGCGGAATTCCTTGGGGATGAATGAAGCAGCCCCTTGCTTGTGGTCGAACCCGGCGAATGGGCGGACATTAGATTCAAAGCGTTTGTTAAGGTCTTCAGAGAATGAAGCAACAACCCGGGAATCCACTAGGACATCAACGGATTTAGCCTTACCGCCAACAGTTGCATTGATGCGGTGTTGACCTTCAGGGAGATAGACAATCGATCCGGCCAAGTCTGATAGCTCAGACTGGATTGCAGCGGTTACGATCTCGGAACTGCGAAACATCGAGGGGAGATAATCATATAAAGCCATAAATGTCAACTATCGAATTGAGCTATTAGGTAATCGAGAGCGCCATTCAAGAATGCGTCAGTATAAGACTGCTCAGGCGGCAGAGCATTCTTCCATGGCGAATGGGTTACTGATTTCTTGAGAGCATAGATTGCGCGGATTCCGTTAGGTGCATTCGGATCCGCTTCGGCCAACACACCTTTGACCCGGAACAAAGGACTAACCCGGTTTGAGTATTCCTTTGCGGTCTTGGCATGGGCTTCAGGTACAAGCGGGATGGTCAGCGATCGCTTACGCTTTGCCCGAATCACGCCACCCGTAACTTTATGGGCGAAACCAGTTGTCGAGTTGCTAAATGTGACCTTGTTATTATTCGGCTGCGATAAACTCCAACCTCGAGCAGTTCCCTCCCACCACCTTGTCATCTCACGCCCCGGGCCATGAGTCGGCAGGGACGGATTAACCCACTTTGTCCGCCCAGCCATGGCGTAATACTTGCGAATCTCTTCGATAGCATCCTCACCACCCTGCAATACAGCGGCCCGGCGGACAGCGGGGGTAGCCAACTTCAATGCCGCTAACTTAGCCTCATCAAGACCAGTCGCCTCAATCGTGATGAATGATTTACCTGTCTTCAATGCCATCCTCAATTCCTTTCAGCATCGCCTTGCCAATTTCATCCTCAAGCGCCGATGTCAGCGCCTGAGCATTAAGCATCCCATACATCTGCGGAATGCGCTCGATTACCTGCTCAACCTCACGGACAAATGCG